ATATAAGGTGCCCTAGTATTGAACTTAAGGTCTTTTAATTTGGTTTTTAAATCTAATAATGGCATCTTAGTTTCCTACTGAATAATTACCTACCCTTTGGGCTATACCAACCTCATTGGCATCCATGTAAATCTTAGTCTCTTGCTCGGCCATCTTTCTAAGATGTTGCTCCATAAGGTCGTATTGAGATAGTTGTTTGGCTGCTTCTTCAGCCTTGCGCTGTTCATCTTTTTTCTTGTCTTCGTCTTTTTTAGACATATAATTCATAAGTAGAGAGATACCCCCACCTACAGCGGCACCTACTGCCATACCAACCGGGCCGGCTACCATACCTACCATCGCACCTGTAGATGCTCCTGTAAGTGCTGAACCTGCCATCTGTACGCCTTCATTTTCAGATGACATCATAGCTGCTCCAGCTAAACCTCCAATGGCAGCAATACCGCCGACTTTGCCCATAGTAGTTAAACCGCCTTGCATAAACTTAGAGCCTGGCGGTATTTTACCTTGAACGTTTTGCAGCTGTCCATCTTTATAATATCCGGACTGATTATATAAACCTCCTCCTAGCCGTCCTCCTCCGGTTAGCATTCCGCCTGCTCCTGCTCCGGACATTCTCACAACCATCGGCATCATATCAGTACCTCTGATGGTTGACATTACTGTTTTTGCTAAAGAGATTGCAGCAGAAGCTCCTACACCTAGTCCTATGGCCAGTTTAGTAAGAGGGCTAGATGCTGCTCTAGCAATTAAATCTGCTAACTGTTTAACAATAGGTTCAACCTTAGATACAATATCAACAAACACTTCTTTTAATTTTAAAATTGTTTGCTGGAATTGCTTACCAACTGTTTCTTGGCGCTGAATTTCTAGTAATGCTTTACTTTCATCACCGCCGTATTTTTCTTTTGCTAACTCTCTAGCTGCTTTTAACTGTTCAAGAGATGCATCCTTAGCTTTATCACCAAGCTTATTCATCATATCTTGCTTTAGAAGCATATCTCCCATCTGGTCGGCAGACATACCCAAAGCCTGAGCTAAGGATTCACGCTGAATAACATTCATTTGTTCGAATTCAGCGATCGTTCCTACTTGTTTTGCGATCTCTTTTGCCAGATCTTCTTCTTTCCCCATCAACGCAGCTGCACGTGCTCTTTCAAGATTAAGTTCCTTACCTGTTAATAATTCTGCCTCTAATTCATTTTGTATAGAGCTTTCAAAATTAAGTAATGCTGAAGTAGTACTCTTTAACTGTTCAAAAGAAAGTCCAAGTTTTTCTACCTGCATTACAGCTTTAGTAAGTTCTTCAGGATTTCTTCTGAAGTTAAGTAAAGTTGTAGAAGAAAGATTTTGAATCTTCTCCATTACTTTAGACAGTGGCATATGAATGCCAAGGTTTCTTCCGGCTGAGTTGGCAGCTGAAGCCAATCTTTCAGAATACTTCTCTGAACTTACGTTAGTACTTATAGAAAGTTTTTCAATCTTTGCAGCTGATTCCGCTGAAGCTCCTAGGTATTCAGTATTCTGGATAAAGGTTTTGAGCTGCTGCTCACTATACTGTACTGTTGCTCCTAGAGATTTTGCTAGCTCTCCGTTAGCAGCTACGAGTGCAGTAGTGTTAATCCTAGCGCTTCTAGACTGCTCGGAAATCTCTCTAAAGTTGTCAGCTACTTTTCTAGAACCTTCTAGTCCTAGTCCTAACTGCTTATTTACGTTTCCTGCCTGCTCGCCGGCATTAATGATAGCTGGACCGATTCCAATAGTGAAGAGTTTGCGTAAGGCGTCACCTCCGCCTAGTATTCTGGAAAGTGTCGGATTCAATCCATCTTTCGTAAAGGCTCTTGCTGAAGCACTCGCATCTGTGAATATACCCGATAGCGGGCCTCCTAGTACCGGTATGCTTTTTAACATGTTACCGATTTTTTCAAATCCGGCACCGGCGTCGTTTATAGCATCTACTTCTTTCTTAAGTTTACCAGCTACTCCTAAAGTAAACTGTAGTGCTTCTTGGCGTCTTACTTCGGCTTCGTAAGCTTTTCCTAACCCTTTTAATTCGTCTTTATTAGCTAGTGCAATCTGGCGTTTCAGTATTAGTAGGTTTGTTTCAGATTGAATCTGAGCTCCTTTAATGCTTGAAATAGATTTTTCAACAGCCTCTTGTCCTTTCTTAGTGGCTAGTTCATCAACAGACAATCTTGCTAGACTGTCCATACCTCTCCTAGCAGCAGTAAAGCTATTAACAATACCTTCTGCGCCAGAACGCATTCCGGCAGCTACCTGATTGGTAGCTTTGACTATGTCGTCTTGAAAGCCTGTAAGCTCTTGTCTGAGCTTGGACAGATCTTGCCCGGAGAGTTTACCTAATTGTTCGTCTGCCATATTCGGATTGCTATACTAATAAATAGACTGCTACTGTTTTTTAGCAACAGTGGTATTGTAGCTAGCTTTCTTGACTGCTTCCGGTATTTGAACATTACGGGTATTCTCTGCAGTTGCTGTTTGAACACCTTGAGATTTCTCAATAGCTTTCTTTTGAGCTGTGTGCTCTTCGTTTACTCTCTGTTCAATCATCTTGACAGTAAACTTACGCAGCCATATAGGCATGCTGTAGGCAGTGTGCCAATCGTACCCGCCTCTACCAAAGAAAACTATGTCGTGAAGCTGCTGAAATAGCAGAGACCTGTATTCAGGACTCAGGCCAAAAAAAGGTAATAGTAATTGGCAGTACGGCCTCCCTCTCCGTACCGTCGTTGTCGATATAAGTAAAGTTAAGATCGATGTCTGGGGATGTTTTGTTGTACTCTTCTCTTAATGCTCTTGCATCTCTTGCTAGAAGTCCAAAATCAACAAACTCTCTGATATCATTTCTATCGGCAGATCCATTGATTGAAGTAATAATATGCTTTAAACGGGTAGTAGCTTCGGTGATATTATCCTTGTTAATCTTTTGTAGACCTTTTACTTCCTGTTCGATGCGCTTTTCATCACCGTGAGAGAGTAGTTTGAAGGTTACAACATTATCGGTGGTGGGTAGAGTGAAAATAAATTCGTTTATTCCTCTTTTGTAGATAGATTCTTCAATTTGCTTGTGTTCAAATTGACTTAAGTCTACTATTTGTTGACCGTAGCCTAGATCTGCTGGGTATTCTTTGCCGTATGAAAGAATTCTAGCAGCAATCATAATAGCATTCTTATCTCCAATCAGTAACTCATCGTAATTAAACTCAGTTACAATCATTGATTGTAGAAGCTTGTCGATAACCGTACCGTTTTTAATGTAGTTTTGATTGGTCAGAATGTCTTCTTCTTTAGCGGTCATATATTTCATCTCGATAGTACCTGCAGAGAGTGCATGACCTTCAGGATATAACAGACCTTTTGACGGAAGTTCTACTGATTCAGTAGGGGTCTTAAATTTTGATTCCATATAACTTTATTGCTTTATATATAAATATATGAAAATAAAAAACCCGGCCATTAAGACCGGGCTTGTATTTTTTATAAAGACTAAATCTCTAAAAGTTGAGTACGCAATAATCCATTGCAAGCTGCAGTTCAACGTTGATGGCATCTTCTGTAGACCAGTTATACTGACCGAAGTTAGAAGTGACTACGAAAGCTCCTTTGATAATCCACTCACCGACTATATCCCCTACTGGTCCTAGAACATTCAAGGTAACGTCCTTCTTGTAGAAGTCCGAGTACCCGGCCCGGCCCGTGACTGACTCGTATCCAAGTCTAGCCCACTCCATGACCGCCTGTGCACCTGAAGGTGTGATGGGATCGTAAAGGCTGAGGGTCATGTTCTGCCACTCTCTCTTGCCTCTGATCTTTCTGTAAGTATTGATATGATCAAGCTTGATGACACCATCTGTGAAGGAAGGTGAAGAGACGCTCTTAACCATGTAAGATGGAATTCCATCGATGTACATAATAAATCTGTTAGCTACCTTCGGCTCGAAGGCTGTAAACATAATTTCGTTTGGATCTAGTACTGGCATTTTGCTGGTCTGATTATTTAATTATAAATAGCTTATACGTTAAATGTTGCTCCCGTAGGCTGGACTACAAAGTCTAGTACGATGAATTCTGCTGTCTTGGTAGGCTGGATGAAGATCTGTCCTATTAACTGGTTGCGGTCAATAACGTCGGCAGTATTGTTGGTGTCATCCATTAACACTCTGTAAGCGTAAAGGCCTTGTCTCTGTACTACCGTCTCTAGGTAAGGATTGACGTTGGCAAGGAATCTGTTACGGGTAGCGATTGTGTTCTGCTCAAATACCAGGGTGTTGGCTTGGTCTCCGATGAAGTTCTTAAGGTTGATAAGAAGTCTGCGGACGTTGACCCGGTCTAAAGCCGAGGCCTTAGTTTGCAAGGTCTTCTGACCGTAAGCAACTACTCCTGAACCTGGGAAGCTAGCCAAAGGATTTACTTTTCCTAAGTAGAGTGTATCTCTGTCGGATTGTGATAGCTTTCTCTGTGCCATTGTAACACCGGGAATACCGCCTCTTAGTAGTCCTGCTGGTGCGAACCATTCTGCTCCTACTCTGTCGTTGAAAGCTAGTACTCCACCCATCACTGTAGAGGCTGGAGACCAGATGTCTCTGCCCAGTTCCTGGCTTCTTACTTTAACCCATGGCCAGTACGTGGCTGCGAAGGAGCTGTTCAGTGCAGCTGCCTCTGTGGTTGCTGTCGTGATCACCCCGCTATAAGGTACCGTATCTAGGATGTAGATAAGAT